GAGAGCACACAGAAACACAGCCAGAAAATCCAAAGCCGCTCAGAAACCCCGCCGCACCACCCCAGAATCCGCAAGAATTAGACATAATAACTATTGTGCGTCTTTTTTGATGCTGGCTACATATTGCATTACCTGTTGATTCTCAAGGCATTATGTGATTTACCCAGCCGTGCCGCTGTAAGTATGACCACCCTCTGCCTCGCGGGCGCACGCATTTTTTTATTGCGAGACCCCCCACATGGGGGTAAAAAAAATCGCGATATTATCGTACAGGGTAACAGAAATTTTTATCAAAAATATCCGAAGGGTGTGATTGCCCTCGCCCACCTAGGAAACACCACATAACCATCGGCGGGGAGGGACTTGTCATACACATTATACTAACAATATAACAATGCTAAAATTCGTTTGTAAGATCGTCGTCGTTGGTCTCAGACTCATCCCAATCTATTTCAAGATTTTCGTCACTATGCACATCCTCAAAATAGTTGTCAATAGTTTTTTTAGCCCAATTTAACATACCAATAGAGGCAAATGCGTTGTTATATTCAACTTCGCATCCATGAGAGTCTTCATTAACGATAATAACATAGTTTTCGTAATGTTCTCCTAGAATGGCTTGTGCTTGTTGAAAGGGTGTGGACATAGTAATTTTGTTCTTGACATGGTGTTTTTGGAATACACATTTATAAATGTATCTATAAAGGCAGTTATGAATCATTTGGTAGTACACCACCCCCATAAATTACATTATAGATTACATTTATAAATAGGGGTTATAACTCCCCCATATTAGTCCTTAGTATATTTAACACACTACTGAGGTGGTGTTCCTGTTCTAACATACGTTGAACCCATAGACTCCAAGTACTTTTTAATCTGTTCTAGCTTAGAGTGATGAACCATTATGGTATCTAACTGACCTGATAGTCTAATGTTATGATACCCTAACTGTTTTGTTATGTTACTAATCTCTTCCTGTTGTTCTGAGAATAATCTTTTATTACTCCTTATATCGTTCGATAGAACGTAGAACGCGCCAATGATTGTAAGGGCTAAGGTTATGAGTATGGTTAATTTTGTTCTGTTCACGTTTAAATGCGTTTTAGGATGTCACCTGAGTGCTTACCCTTAGCTCCAAGTTAAAGAGCTTTTAGACCCCTTAGAGCGGCTGTAGTAAGCATCTACGAATCTGTTAAGCTCCTCTTTTAGTAAGTCTTCTTTTCGATCTCTTATCTTACGGTCTGAGTCTTGAGCCATTTGGGTAGTCCAGTAATTGACAGCTATGCTTAGGGCATCTAGTCTGTCGTCATGAGTGATAGCTCCTCTATCTTTGGTCAACCTGCTCATCTGGTAGAAAAGCTGGTACTTCAGTTGAGACTCTTGTGTGTACCCTTGGGCAGAATCGTAGTCGAGTCTTATGACCTTGGGGTCGATGACGAGTCTGTGCTGGTTGAGGACTGGCTCAAGAGTGTCGATGATACGTTTCTCTTTCTGGGTACTGTGACGTATCTCCTCGATGGTGCATGGGTGAATGTTGCTGAGGATCGGCTTAAATATCTCGCTGAACATTCCATCGCCAAAGTTACTTTCGATGACGATGACATTGACGTTGTTCTTATTGGCTTTTATGGCAAGGGTTCTTAGAACGTCCTCGCTGTAACCTCCTTGCATACCTCCGCAATCTGGAACGTAAAGGAAACCGTTAAGCATCTTTACAATGGCATAGCCAGTTTCGTCCTTACCGCGTCCCGCTGGGTCAATAGACATAACACTACCAGTAAACGGTATGTGGTCTCCTAGGACTTTGAGAGGTCTGTAATAACGGTCTGCACTGAAGCCGACGTTAGGTACAGAGCTATCCCAAGCTAGGTCTGGTGATTGCGCCCATACGAGTTTCTCTGGTGCTAACTCTTCGTCGATGTCTGTGACGATAAGATCGTTAAGTTTAAGTGGATACCTGTCGGCATCGCTTCTGCTTGTATTCAACATAAACTGCATGGCAAAACCACTGCGTCCGTAGCTGATCTCGCGTTCATCTAGGTCGATGTCGCTGAATCTTTTAGGCTCAGTAGTTGTGCCTTGCTTTTTTGAGTCAACACAAAGCTGACTTACATTACCTTCGTAAAGATTGTTGTTGTCTGTTTCAGTAATGTGCCTCGCTGTCCAAATTTTACAGCCGTAGTCACGTTCAAGAAGTGTACTATAAATACTGTCTTCGTTTTGTGGTGTTCCAAGAAAAATAATTTTAGACGAGTCGTGCGGTTTGATAATAGCTTCAAACTCTTTGACTTGCTCCGAGAGCTTCCACCTGAGTGAGTGTGTCGCGCTGTTAGCTGGGACTTCGATGTCGTCCGCTACAATAATGTCAGCGCGGCTACCTGTTAGCTGTGAGGTAACCCCTAGGGACTTTACACTCGGAGCGTGAGACGCTGGGGCTAACCCTACGTCAAAACTGATCTTAGAGAACCTCTGGCTTTGCTTTGGTATGAGGTGCTTTAATATCGGCATATCGTGAATAAGCCTCAAGGTAAACGTGCTGAAGTCATCAGCGCGAGTCTTAGATGCAGATACAACAAGGATGTTCTTCTTTGGGTCTAAGAATAACTGGTGTACAACAAAAGCTGAACACACCCAAGATTTACCTACGCCTCGAAAACCCTCGATAACGGCACGCTTGTCGCCGTGTTGCATATAGTCAGCTATCTCATATTGGATAGGTGTTGGAGCAGGTAGATCAAAGGGGGAGGGGGTAAGGAGAGAAAGTCTAAAATCTTTTAGCTGTTCTGGTATCTCCATAGATTAGTTAGCAAGCATGATATTGTCAGCTTCGTCTTCAAATGGAAGAGAATCAACAAGAGTCTTGAAGGGGCTTTCTTCTGTTACCTGCGCTTGTATGCCATTGTCTTTCAACATTTGTCGAGCGGCACTAAGATCAGCCGCCGTAGCTTCGCCAGACTGTATTCTGCGAATGAACTCGTCAATTAATATATCTTGCAAGCCTTGTAGTTTTTCGGATGGGTCACTCATTTGTCGTTTCTTTTGTTGTGAAAATCAAAAAGGATTTTTACCTTCTCACTTATGCTTTCTATACTGTAGTGCATCTTGGCTAGAACAATTACTAAAGCAACTAAAGCTAATACCAATGGAGTAAGATTAGTTAGATCACTCAGAGTCATTTTTTAGTTCTTTAACAATTTTTATAATCAGATAGCAAAGAGTCGTCAGACCAACTGTAATAGCTACAACATTATTGATGTCGCTAAGAGTTACTGTTCCGAGTAATCCTGCTGTGCCGATTGCGCTTGGGATGTGTGGGGAGTTCATGAGGTTAGGTTATTCAATGTTAAGGACTTCAAGTAGTTCACTTGTACTCGTGGACTCTTTTATTTTCTTTCTTTCGTCCATTTCGTTATAAATTGTTTTGTCTTTATTATAGTATCTATTAGCTATTTTTGAATATAAAATCTTTTCTTTCGCTAGGTTTCTGTGTTGTGACACTATTTCTTTAACTTCCTCGATTGCTGGATTAGTAATTTGACCTGTCATCGGATCGTCGTCATATCCTTTTTTAAATAAGTTTTTCCAACGAGGAGTGCTAACAAGCGTGTTTAATCTTTGCCTTACTGTTCGCCCTCCAATCCTTGAAGTAGATATTATTCTTCCGTACAAACTGTACAGGGTTTCTCCTTCGTCGTTTATGTAATCTTTCAAAGCTAGTCGATTGATTGTTGTAGGAGTATCCGAAATAGTTTGTTGAGCTATTGCATCTTGTATAAATACTTTGTCAATAGGCTCAACTTCTACTTTTTCTTTTGCGCCCATTGTAAATAAGTAGCTAGTGACTGTTTCTGCGTCTCTTGCTTTTGGTTCGCCCAGCCAGCTAAGTCTGTAGTTTGCGGCTTCTGTTCCGAGTGCTTGGTCTACTGCATTTGCCATCTGATTGCCTTGCGTTCTGTCTGAAACAAATTCATCGTCTGAGGTCATAAATCGTCTCACCTCAGCAGGAACTGGAATTAACGATTGCTGTAGATCAGCAAAGCCTCTAAGTTGTTTGTCTGGATCAGTAGAGAATATACCTAGCAAGTTCTTAACACCCCTAGATGTGGGCATTTCTGTTGCCATTGCTTTAGTATT